AGCAAGCAGGGTCATCGTTATCCGCACGTACCGACAGACGGCTGCCTGAAAGTCGATTGACCACCATCCCTCGCCGATGTCCGTGGCGCTAGTCCAGGCCGCGACATTGGTAAAGTCCGTTCCATTGACCGATGTCGCGACGGTCACACTACCCGGAGCTGCGATGTGTGCCGTCGGATAGCCTCCCCCGAAGTAGCAGCGCACCCGTGACACGGCGTGGGATGCTCCGAGGTCGATAACGCTCGCCCCGCTCGCTGCCGCCCATGCGACTGTCATCTCGATGCTGGCGTAAAGATCCTCGCGGACCAGTCCGTTTGTGAGTTGCACTCCGCCAGCGTCCGGGAATCCGCTCGACGTCGGATCCGGGGTTAGGACGTACGTTTTCCCAAGGGCGAGATTGGTCTCGACAAGCACATCGCTGGCGGTCAGTCCATTGATCGCAGCCGAAACCGACGCTGCAATAATGGTTGCGCTCGCCGGGATTCGGTTAAGGTGCGTGCCGTCAGCCGGGAAGTAGGTGAGGCTCGTTGATGCTCCCGGCGCCCCAATTGCAGGATTTAGCGCAATATCGGCGACGGCATCACAAGGCAGGCGAGAAGTCGCGAACCCTTGGCGGATGAGAGCATTGTATTGCGTTGACCACACGTCCATCGTGATGCTTCCTTGTGCGGTGCCCGTGCGCGATGGCATCGTCACTACGACAACCTGCCAACCCACCGTCTTGCGAGCGCGGCAGTATGCCACGAGTTGTTTGTAGGCATCGCCTGGGGTGACGTACAGGGAATTGTTGCTGCCGCCGAAAATCACGCAGATGTTGCGAAGAGAAACGCACGAGAACAAGGCATCCACCGCAGCCGCCTGCGACTGCATTAACCACAGTTCGATCCCGCTGTGGGCCTGGTTGTAGATCGTCGAGGTGGACGTGAGCGAGAGTAGTGCCTGCCATTGCCCTTCGGCAGTTATCGAATCGCCGTCTGTAACGATGACATTCGGCCACGTGAGCGGGCCAGGTGCAGGCTTGAGCGCGGAGAGCTTCGACAGCTGTGCCCCGAGCCCACCCGTCATGGCAACAGCTTTGACATTCACCACTGGCGCTAGCAATGTCCCGGAGATCGGAAGGGCGTTGATATCCGCGCCGTAAGCCTTGGCCGTGAATGACATCACGTTGCCGACGGCACCGGAGTAATCGACGAGCGAACCGGACGCAGCCGCTAGGTATGCCCCGACAATCGTCAGCGCCGCTGCAAGAGTCGCCGCGCCGCTGACGTCAATCTGGCCCGTCGACGTCTTCTTGACGGTGAATGGGCCGCAGCCGGGAACAGCGACGGTCAAGCCGTCCACCCAGTTCACCCAATCGAGCACGGTGCAAGTCCCGGTCGCCTTTGCGCCGTTGTAGTGCAATTCGTACTCGGCGGCAGACTCCGCCCCCGGCGAGACGGAGGTGGCGGGGGGTGGGCTCTGCGGACTGCTGTAGATAGGCATGGTTAGGCTCCCGCGTGGTCGTCTCCGATTTTGACAACGATGACCGGGGTCCAGACGGTGGGAACCGTCCCGATGGTCAGCTCAAACTTCACGTCCTCCTCGGTCCCGATGAAGATGTCGTAGGAGCTGAAGTCGTCTGCGGTCGCCGCGGCGACGGTCGCTGGCAACACGGTCCCACCGAACTTGAACTTGTTCCACGTGACTCCATTGTTGGCGCTGGAATACCCGATGAGCCCACCGGCCGCGCTCGGCTGGTCGAGGCCAGGGAAGGACAGACGCAGACGGGATGCCCCGGCCATCGACAGGCCACCAGCGAAGTGCTTCGTGGAGTCGAACAGGACCGCGGTCCCGTTCTGTGCCGGGACTGCAGGGGCGGTGATTCTGATCCTCTCGAAGTCGTGACCCATGATGTCTCCTATTGCTTGGCCTGTTATCGCTCGAAGATGGCAGCGCCCCAGCGTTTGGCCTTTTGGGCGTGTTCTCTGGCTTGGTTTACCATATCATCAACAGACGGAAATCGGTTATGGCTCAGGGCTTCCGCTGCCTGCGACCCCGCGCCTATGGACGCCGCCTGTCCCGCCTCACCCTCGAAACCACGAAGGCGAAGGGCTGGCATGGACTTCGACCACTGCCCGAGTCTACTCATAAGACCAGAGCCGCCTACTGCCGCCATGCTGGAGCCGTGAATGGGGTTGCCCATGGTGGCTGCCGCCGCTAGTTGGCCAGCCGGGTGGAGCAGTTCAAGCGACGACGGAAACCTGGACTTCTCCAGCGCCCACTTGGCCTCGTTGGCAGACTCAACGTCAGCCCTAGTCTGCTGCATCTCTCCCACGGGACGAGAGAACCCGGCTGCCTCAAGCTCCTCGATGGCTGGCTTCTTGTTGAGCGCCGCTGGAGTCGTCTCTCCGATCTGCGACAGGTTCGTACGCCCCCTAGCTTCTCGCCCAGGCGTCATCTGGATGAACGGGTCGCCGGGGTCCGCAGTGTCGAGCCTTCCGTGCGCTGTCTTCTCACCGAGCTTGTTCAGGTCGCCTTCGCCGTACCCAATCTCAGACGCGCGCTCTAGATGTCCGCGCCCAATGCGGTAGTTCTCATAGGCGCTTCGCACTTCAGGATAGGCGTCTTTGAGGTGTTCCTTGAGCGTTCCGATGATGGCTCTCGCTGGGAAGGTCTTCTCGGGCGTACCAGACTCCGAAACCATCTTGAGTTCAGAAATGGCATTCCGGTAGTCACGCACGGTGCCGCCTGCGATGTAGTTTCGGATCTTTCCCCACGTGTTCGACAGGGCGCTGCCTGTCCCAAGAAACTCAGGTCCAGAGTCGCTGAATTCCGTTCCAGACTTGGCCTTTGGAAGAATGACCTCATTCACCTTGGAGTCGATGCTTGCGCCAGTGGAATCCGCATTTGGGATCGGCTTGTGCTCGTACCTGTCAATGACCGAGGTGAATTCATCGGTGAGGCGCTTCTGCTTCTGGGAGAACAGAGAGCGCATGGCTGGCTCCTGCTCTGCCGCCTTCGAGGCGATGGCCTCTTGCCCCGCCTGCTCTACCTGCTGCATCCCTAGGTTCCCGCGAGCCTTCCCAGCCAGCAGCGGGTTGGTGTCCTCTGCGCCGGATAGCTTCGTCTCAACGAACTTGCGGGCAACCTTCGCGCCCTCGGTGTCTTGGAACCCGTTGCGAGTGGCCGAAGCGTGGATTCCACCAGGAAGCGCCCCAGCTACGCCAGCGGCGGTGGGCAAGGCAATCTCTCGCGCGATGTCCACGGGTGGCACTTGGCGTCCAGGCGTCACGGCGGCGGGAATGCGTTGGATGCCAGCGTCAGCCAGGGCGACGCCAAAGTTTGTTCCACCTCCCGCGATGAGGTTGGATGCCAGTGGCCCTGCGGCCTTAGTGGCACCCTGGATGCCCTGGTAGAGCTTCGTCGCAGGGGCCATGGCCGTGTTGACCAAATCCCCAGCGGTCGCCGCTCCCTCTTTGACAAACTCGGGTAGTACCTTCTGGGCAATCTTGGTGATGAGCCCTGGAGCCGCGCCAGCGCCCCGCGTAGCTGCCGCCATCGGTGCGGTCATCCCGAACGCGCGAGCCGCCGTAGGCGATGGAGCATTCTCGATTGCTCGTTGGGTATCGCCAGGACGAGGCAGGATGGCGTCCGCTGCACCCTGGATGACTGGGTGGCCGCGGGTGACTTCGTGGGCATAGTCGCCAACAGCTTCAAGCCCAGCAGGTATCGATGGCAGGTTCGACATGAGCGCGGCCGCATCTCCAGCTACCTGCCTGCCAGCGCCCTTGATGCCCTCCCATGCTGCCTCGCCAAGCGACGACGGCATGGGGAGGGGCCGCGCCGTGGTTGCAAGCTGCCTGTCGATGTGCGCCTGCTGCTCTGGGCGAAGAGGTAGCGAGGTCGAGGGCGGCCCCATGAAGGCTGGCCCCTGGGTCTTGAGTTGCTTGATGGCTTCCAGCACGAACGGCATGTCGGGGTCATTCTGGTCGGCGACCTCGGAAGCCTTCTGGAGCTTATCCAGCCCGAGAGACTTGAGCTTGCCTATGAATTGTGTGTCGTCCATGACTATTGGCCTGGGAATAGGGCCTCACGAAGGGATGGCTTCTTCCCACCAGCGGGAGCGCCCGCATCCTGCTGTTTCTTTAGGAACGGAGACTCCGAACCGACCTTGGTATCGGTGAACGGGTTGTACTCCCCTTCCACTCCAGTTGTCTTGATGCGGGCATTGACCAATCCGACCGCGTGCTGGCGCATCAGGTGTCCACCTGGTCCACCGTACTGCGCGGCGATGTCGGTGAATGGCTTCAGTTGGTTCTGCACCTGGGCAGTAGCCACATTCAGGGATTCGTCGATGCCCTCTCTGATGCGCGCTTGCTCGCCTGTAGACATGACGTTCCTTGCTCTATTCGCCTCCTTCTCGGTTAGTTTTCCTCCCTTCACAACTCTCTCATACGCCTCTCCAAGTCCAGCATTGGCAAGCCGTCCGTGAAGCTCGTCTCCCCATGTTCTGAGATTGTCGAGCATCTTCTTGGTTTCGTTCTCCACTGGGACGCCACCACGAACGGCGCCTAGGAAGTTGAACGCCGCCTCCATGTTGAGAACGCCAGAGTTAGGGCCATTGGCCTCGATGTTGTTCTTGGCGAGCTGCAATCTTCGCACGGTGAACAGTGACGTGTTCAGCTTCTCATCAGCGGAGTACTTTGCCCACTCATTGTCGACCCTTCCCATGAGCATGTCGGGTCGAGAGCCAAAGCGGGTCTGCGGGATGGGGATGTACTCTCCACCATCGGCAACAATCTTTTGCCCACCGAACAAACCCGAGCCTCCCTTATGCTTCGAGCGCTGAATGGCTAGCTTCCCTTCCTGCTTCAGCTTCTCCAGGTCAGTCGCCTGCTGTCCGCCCATCTCTTTGATGTCTCTTTGGGCAGCCAATCGCTTGTCCAACATACCCTCGTTGCTCTCGATCTGCTGACCCTGCTTCTGCATCGCGAACAGGGTCTTTCTCGCGTCGGGTGACATGCGCCCGAGGAGCGATACCTTATCGGTGATGAGCGCCTGGGACAGGCGAGGGTCAACCTTGGCTTCCGGACTGGCCAGGGCATCGTTGATGGCCTGGAGCTGCCTGGCGTCCTCGTCGTCCTTCGCCTTGCGAGCCTCGCCCATGTCCACGCTGTCGAATTCAGCGCCGGACTTGTCGCGAGCCACCCACCGGCCACCGCCGCTCTGCTGCGGCATGGTAGCGCTTGCGCCTTGGATGTCGCGGCCAGGAACAAACGTGGAAGTGGATGTAGGTGATTGTACCCCTAACAAATTGTTAGTACCACCCGCGTCACGGTTCGGCTGTGGCATCTCCGCGGGCGGGACAGGCTCGGCGAACGGGTTTCCGTATCCGCCTTTGAGGTTCACGTCTTCGGCGGCGAAGCGATCTCCTTCCTTGGCACCTTCGGGGTATGCACGCATCGGAAGATCGGCACGACCAGTGTCTCCGGGAGGAAGTAGCGCGCGAGTGGCCCCCTCGTCGTTCTCGTCGAGGAAGATGGTGTTGTCTCTGGCCGCCTGCGGTGGCGGTTGCTGCGGCTGAGACGCCCTGGACATGAGCGCTTCGAGCTGCGGGTCAGGTTGGTTCTGGGGAGGTGCGCTCTGGCCCTGCGCTGGAGCTTGCGCCTGTTCGGGTGGCGGCGATGGCTGTGGAGCTGGGGCTTGGGGTTGGACGGGAAGCTGCCCAGGTCCCTGGCCAAGCGTGCTCTGCATGAGCGGCTTGCCCATCATGGTGGGAACGGGCTGACCTTGCGGTTCCGGAACTGGCTGGGCTGGGGGTTCGGCGGCTGCTGGTGCCGGTAGCACCATGTCTTGCGATGGGGCTGGCCTCTCGATAGGATGACCGCCCTCGAAGGTGTACTGCGCGGTGACGGGTTGACCATCCTTCCAGTAGGTCACGGTACCAGGGTTTCGCCCCGAGCCCACCTGGTCGCGAACGTACTTGCGCTGTTTGGCGTTATGCTCCTCCTGCTTGAACAGCTCGTTGGCGTTGTCGCGCTTCTCGATCACGTCCTGCTTGCGGTTCCCGTATGCCTCCTTGCGGCTTTCCACCTGCCGGTTGTACTTTTCCTTCTCATCGGCAGCCGCTGCGTCCTGCTCCATCTTCGCGATCTGCATCCGGCGCTGGGCGATGGTGTCCATGAGGTCGCCAAGAGATGCGATCTGCGGGGAGAAGCTAGGCGCCGCGGGCTGGGTGCCTGGTCCGAAGATTCCGACTGGGTTGGGGTATTGTCGTTGGTCCATGGCTAGTAGTTGATGGTTTGGGTCGTGTAGGAGCTGCCTGTTCCGCTCGTTGTCCCGAACTTAGTGCTGAGGTAGTAGTTGACCGCAGAGTTGCTCACCAGACCCATGGACTGCATGAGGTCCTGGGCCTTCTGGTACTGCTGCTGCGCCGTTAGCCCGGCCGCTGTCCACTCGCCTTGCATCCCGGCCAGCTCGGTAGAAAGCAGCTCCGCATCGGCCGAGCTGAAACCAGCCTCCGCGAGAGCAGCCTCGTCGTTTCCAATCGTAGTCAGGCGGTCGAGGCCACCGTTGATGCGGTTCTGCTGGTCAGTCTCTGCCGAGTGAGCCGCGGATTGCCCTCCCGTGAGTTGAGCAAGGTTGGCTGCGTCGGCGCCTGTTGCAATTCCCGCACGAGTAGAAAGCTGCGTGTTGTTGGCCGAGTCGGCTGCTGTTGCAATTCCCGCACGAGTAGAAAGCTGCGTGTTGTTGGCCGAGTCGGCTGCTGTTGCAAGCGATCCGTACAGGTTTGTGCGCTGCGTTTTCCCAGTGTCGGATGCCGTGGCTAGCCCCATGCCAGTGGTAGAGAATTGCTCCATCCCCTGGAGCGCCTTGTCGGCGAACACGGCGCTGAGGTTCCCGGTGGCCTTCGCCGCTGCCCCGCTGTCTCCCCACCCCCCCGAGGCTGCCTTTCGGTCAAGCGTGGTCTGCGCCTGCTGCTCCTGGCGCTGGTAGTAGTCGTCTAGGTAGTGCGGGTCTCCGTAGATGCCGCTGTAGGCATTCCACTGCTGCTCTTGGGCCGATGGCTGGTTTGGTGTCTCATTGAACACCGTCTGGGCATTCGTGGTTCCGGTAGGGTCGAGGCTATTTTGTAGCTGCTGGGCATTCGTGGTTCCGGAAGGGGCGAGGCTATCTTGTAGCTGCTGGGCGTTCGTCGTCTGCGTGTAGAGATCCTTTGTTTGGTCCCAGTTGGTCTCGCTGGCACCTGGTAGGGAAAGGTCGTTGTATGTTGGAGTAGCTGCTGCATCCGTTGTGTCGCCACCCGAGTCGCCGCTACCACCGGCGGCGCCAGCCTTCGTGGTGGGCTGCCATGCCAGGTATGCATCGCGGGCCGCTTGTGCTGAAGCTAGGTCCGTGAACGTTCCGAAGCCTCCCCCGGCCATCTGCGTGACGTACTGGCTGACCTGTCCAGAGGCGTCGTGCTGCATCGGGATGATGCCTAGTGCTGTCGAGCCAAGGCCGTAGTCTGAACCAATGTCGAACTTGTACTGCTTGAGGTCGCCGCCGATCGCACCAGATTCCGCCGTGGTGATGGTGCCATACCCACCTGGGTTGTCCTTGTACTGTGTGCCGTAGGTGATTTGGCCCGTCGTTGGGTCGAGGTATCCACCCTGGTTCCCAATCTGGAAACCATAGGTGTTCGCCGCCGGTCTGAAATACTGGCTACCAGTCTGCGTCCCGGTGTCGTCGACGTTCCACCCGGTCTTGCTCCAATCAATCTGATCATCCCCTGTCCCAGACAGGGCTCCAGCAGTCTGCCCAAAGTGTGACAGGCCAGTCTTCCCCACGACAGCAGTCGCATCTGTCGAGTCAGCCACTGTTCCCACGCTACTTTACCCCAGTCCCGGCCCAGATGTTCTGGCCGCCGCCACCCTGGGTGAGTCCACCGTAGACCGCGTTGGTTGCCTGCTGGGCAGGTCGGTAGAAGTCGAGCGCCTTGCTGAGCTGCTGGATATGGTCGGCGTAGTTCTGCTGTCCCAAGGCCTTCATGTTGGCCATGATTTGCGCCATGCTCTTTTGCTGGTTGGCCGAAGCCTGGTCGCGCTGGTCGTTGGCCGAGGATCCTCCGAAGAGACCAAGCGCACCTCCGACGAGCGCTCCGATACCCGTGCCAACCCCAGGCACGACGCTTCCGACCAAAGCCCCGCTCGCTGCCCCGCTCGCTGCCCCGCCTAGTGCCGATCCGCTGTATAGGTCACTGCCTTGCATGGTCACGCTCCTAGTACTTCAAATTCTTCCTGGGCTGACACGAGCTGAATCTCGTCTTGTCCAGTGTACTCTATCTTCCATTGCCTTGTCCTGTAAACCCCCAAGCTGCGAAGCTGGATGCAGGGATTCGCTGGGGCCACGTCTGAAATGGCGTGCGGGTCGCCGCCTGGGCCGCCAAGCTCGATGTCGCGGACGATCTTCCAGGCTCCCTCGTTGTCTCGCTTCGAGATGCGGACGTGCCCGCTGCCATTCCCGCCGTAGTCGAGCTGGCTGTCTGGGTATTTCCGCGTTGTCCTCTTGAACTTGAGCAGTACCGTCTTGCAGTGCTTCTGCGACGTGGTTCCATGGTCAGTGAATCCAGTCATCACTTCCACGGAAATAGGGCTTGAGCCAGGTCCCGAGCTTCCGTCATAGTTCGCGGTGTCGTTGAGTAGAAGAAGGTTCCCGCGGGAGCTTCCGGCAAGGAATACGGACTTTTCAGCCCAGTTATACGCGCTGGTAATGACCTCGGCATCCCCGCCGTCGAATCGCGTGCTGTAACTCCATTCTGACCACTTTGAAGTATTCTTGTCGTAGATGAGCCCGAACCCATCGGTTGGGAAGAACCACACCACGCAGTCGAAACGCCCGAAGCGCATTCGGAATCCCCAGCAGTCATCGATGGAGGTAAGGTCGTGCAGAATCTGGGCCACTGGCCCGGACACGTCTGTGTACGTTCTGGCGTCGGTTAGGATGAACCTGCGCTGCCTGTCCAGCATCATGAAGTTGTCATCCACCGGCACGATAGAATACGGCGAGATGGTGCCGATGTTCAGGGTACGGCTCGGGGCGAAGTCGAGCAGCACATTCGGGTCGTTCACGTCCACCTGGAGCGCCGCTGGCGTGAATACCTGGATCGTCTCGTTGCCGAAGGCGAACACCTCGTTGGTGTTGTCAAAGATGGCCACGATTGGATCAGGTTTCGCCGCGGCCTGGATGTACCCTGCCCCGCCGAGGCCGTAGTCCCAGTTGGTGTAGCCTTCGAGTGGACCTGACCAGTGGATATGTCCAGATGAATATGGTACGGAAACTACAAGCCTTTGCGCGATGGCTGACATGAACGTGGCATCCGGTGGCGGATATGCCGGAGCTGGGTCCACACCGTCGCCAAGATTAAGTAGGCGCCCAGACCACGATCCCCCTCCGTCCCACCCCTGAATCTGAGCCCCTCCAGCGATGAACACCATGTTTCGAGTGGCCACGATGCAAGGCCTTCCTGTCCCGGCGAGAAAGCTATCAGCATCGGCGTCAACCGTGAGCTGTCTCAATGTGCCAAAGCTAGGAAACGCCTGGTTGTACACCACTCCGCTACCAATAACTTCGAGTGCCCAGATTCGCCTTTCCTCCGTCACGATGATGAGCCAATCGCGAAAAGAACCGAGCCCAATAATCGGAGAGTTTCCGAATACCGATCCGCTGAAGTATGGACTGTTCGCCCCAGGCCTTCTCCTGAGTGCACCGCTTGCGTCTGGGATGGCGTTCTTCACCAACGGCATAGCCCCGCCAAGCTCCGTGGCGCTCTTGTCCTCGGAGTCAGAGAAGACGATGAGAGCTATCTGTGAGTCACCCATGTTCTACCAGGCGAGGTTGTTAACCACCGTCCACGGTGTCACTTGCGCTATGTGAAACTCGTCGCTTGCCTGGAATTCAGCCGCATAGAACGTGTGCGCGGCCAGCGTGGTAGGCGGGGACACCGTGAAGAATGAAGCCGGGAACGTAGTCCCTGTTGCGCTGGTGGTTGTGTCAGTTTGGATGACAACCCTGTACCTTGCATACCGCGTAACCGTTCCGGCCCACGTGATGGTGAGTGTCCCGATGTCCCCTCCGTAGGTTGCACGGAACACGTTCAATTGCTTGGTGGAATCGAAGGCAAAACTCGGGCTCTCCGTCGATACCGTGACGACATTGCTAGCGTCAACTGGGGCCGAGGCTGCGAGGGCCGACAATTGCGCCTCTATCGTTGCCAGGGCAGTGTCAAGGAAGGTAGGAGACGACGCGTAGACGCAGTACACGAGATGCGGGGCAATGTTTTCGGCGTTGTTGACCAGCCGCTTTGATGCCCCCGCCGCGTCGAGAATCTTTATTTCGCAGTTCTCCGTGATGAAGACGGTAGCTCTCCCCCCAGAGTCAAGGGTAACAGGCTGCGACAAAGGGGTGGCAGCGGCATCGTCTGCATAGACGGTGATCTGACTTGACGTGTTGTGAGGAACGTAGAAGTAGGCGCTACCGTTTGCGACTGGATTGCCAGTTTCGTCCTGCGCTCCGCTGAAGAATAGCCACTTGATGAGGCTTGCCTGTGCCATTACCAGTTCCTCGCGCTTCTACCGACGGAAAACCTAATGGCCCCGTGCTGGGCGTCGCCCGCTTTGCACACTGCCAGCTTTGCGGTTGCGATGCCCATGAACGTGGTCCCCTTATCGGTCATGCTGTTATCGAAGGCCACTCCCGATGCGGTGGCGTACATGAGGTACGAGGTCCACGTGCGCCGGGTCTGCATGGTCGTGATGCCGGTATCCGCCCCACGCAGGAGAGTCACCCTAGAGTACCGGAACGCGCTCACTGAGGTATCAGGGACCGGCCAGAATACGATGGTGGTGACAGCGCCCTTCTCTACGTAGGCGCGCGATGGTCGCCCGGCCACGTCCTTCACGGCTAGGTTCATCCATTCGCCGCGCCCCATGGTCTTGACGATACTTTCCGTGGTCCCGCTCGCGCTCATGATGGATCCCAGGGAGTCGTCTTGCCCAAGCTCGACGTCAATCACGTCCGCGGCAAGCGGGTACTCGGCCTGCCCCGCCACGAGCGCCAGGGTGGACCTGGTGACGCTGGTCAGGACTAGATCCGCAGTCTGAAGCTCTTGGAGCGCCAAATTGAGGTGGAATGTGGCAGAGGCGATCTGATCGGGCGTTCCCGATTCCCCATCGGACAACAGTCCGCACAGGCGGATCGATGCGTTCAATATCTGGTCGCGCTGGAAGTCCGGGGTTGGGTTCGCAGATACCGTCATACGCCTTCTCTCTTCTTACCCTCGACAGGGCGAATCTCTCCGACGTTCATAGCCGCAATGTCGGCAAGCTCGATGAGCGTGAGCCCAGTTTGGCAGTCAGGGCAGCGGAGCCACCCATCGGGGTCAGGGCCGGTCAAATCTGTGCGGTGGTAGAACACGCCGCAGTAGTCGCACATGTCCGTGTAGTTGTGGAGCGGACCCTGGTAGTTGCGACCGATGGTTGGCAAGTTACCTCCAAAATACAAGGGCGGGGAGATATGGGGGGAGTGACGCCTTGCCTCTCCCCGCCCAGGAAACGTTACGCGAGCGTCGATCCTGTTCCGAACACGACAGCGCGCTGGCCATCGGTGTTGCAAGCAACGACGGACGGGCCGAAGCACATGCCAGCGACGGTTCCCCAAGCGGCTGCGCCACCAGAAAGAACCTTCATCGTCACGAAGTCCGCTTCGCCAGTCACGCCGGCCATCCCAGTCACTGCTGCCGTGGAGTTGGCCAGGTTGTTTCTGAACACGCAGTCGTAGACCTCGATGTCGGTGGACGCCGTGGTCAAGAACCTGATCACGCCTACGCTAGTTGCCGAGGTGGCAGCCGAAATCGACATGTTGAACAGGCTCAGTCGGGTTGCCCCGACGAACTGCATGCACGTGGTGGGAGTGCCAGCCGTCGCGCCGTAGACGCGAGGAATGGCGATGGTGAGGTCGGTGGCCGCTGCGGTCGTGGTTAGTCCAATGGTGCAAAGCGTGGTCGCGTCCGTAGACACGCACATGCTTCCACCAGTGATTGAACATCCGGCAGCACTTACCGTGATGGGCGCAGTGACCGTTACCCCTCCACCCGCCGCGGGGCATAGGAAGAGATTCAGGTTCACCAGCTTGATTCCAGCGTTGGCCAGCAGAATCGACGATGCAGCCGCCGTCCACGTGAACGTGGGACGATTGGAAGCATCTCCGATACCAATAACCTTGACGCCAGCCTTGAGTGCCCACTGATCCGCAACCGAGATATTCTCGGTAGTGTTGGGTAGGACCATGATGGTGTCACCGCGACCCGCGACGGTGAGCGCGCTGGCCTCGGTGACGGACTTGTAGACCATCCTGGAGCCAGGCATCATCCGCGTGTACTGATCGTCGTAGTTGAGCACACTTGTGCCGTCACCACGAACAATGAACACCTTGCCAGCCGACGGTGTGGCATAGCTCCCAATAAGGTCGATTGGAGCATTGAAGTCAATCCCAGAGGGGTTGCCAGGTCCATACAGTAGTGCTTGTGAGATCATGGTGTTCCTACTGCGCCCCCAGGAGGACGGCGCGCCAGTTGCTCACGCCGATATCGGCGCGGTAGCTGATGGAGTGGAAAGCCACCTCGGCATCGTTGTCCACCCACACCCGGCTTCGGATGGGGCGCTTGACGAGGTAGCGGATACCGTCCTCGGCGTCAGTGAGCCCGGCCCAGAACGTGGTGGACACGGAGTCGTACCAGAACACCGGGATGAGGTCCAAGTTGTAGTCCTTGGTGGTGTTCAGGTTGTTGAAGTTGTTGTCAACCGACTTCTCGCATCCTGTGATGTTCTTCCACACGTCGAGCTGCAGCTCGGGAAAGGTGATTCCCGTGAACTTCTTCCCGTCGGGGATACCATTCGGGCCAGGCAATAGGCGAGCCATCACGCGCATCTGCTGGAGAGCAGCTTGCGATGGGGTCATGCCGACGATAGCGCCGCCCACTGCCGAGATGAGGCAGTTGGAAGCGTTGCCGCCTCCTGCCAGGACGTGCGATGTCGAGAAGAGAGACACCTGGTCGTAGCCCTGAATGCTGGTGGTGCCAGCTAGCATCAGCGAGGCCACGTCGATGTCCTGGGTGTTCCAGGCGGACTTCTGAAGTCGCTTCGAGGCGTCGATGATCTTCTTGTACTTGCAGTCCTCCATCGCCTCTTCGGTGATGGGGATTTTCAGCGCCAGCGTGCGGGGAATGTACCGCTTGGTCCCGCCGACGATAATCGTCTGCGAAGCCATGGGCTGCCCCTGCTCCTTCTCGGTTAGGAACGTCGTGCCTGCCGTTTCGATGTCGTCGGCATAGCCGTCTTCCATCGTCTCGGTAACGCACAGCTTGTTCTTGCCGATGCACACCTGGTTCTTGCTGTGGTCCTCGGTGGTAATGCCGTCGAGGGTCTTCTTCATTGCCTTCCAGAGTGGATTGCTTGTTACGAGTGATCCCATGGTAGTGCGTCCTTCCTAGATGTAGCTGCCGAGCAGGGCCGGGTTGACTCGGAAGATGCCTTCCCAGTAGGTCTGGGTCGGGTCGTTCACGCGCCCCATGATGTCGTATTGCTTGATGTCGACCAGCAGAAGCTGGCCGTGAGTCGAGTCGCCTGGCGTCTTGAAGTTCGCCACGGTGTCCGTGGTGTGCCCAGACTGGCCGTTTGCGGTGCTTCCGGCGGTAGCGACGATGTTTACCGTCTGACCGACGAGGTTCATGGCTGCGACCTTGGTGGCCGCGGCAGTCGGAATCTGGACGGCCCACAGAGTATGGTCAGTAGGGACTGCAAGCACGAGGCTGCACATCTTGTTGCTCTTGTCCATCGAGCCAGTGTAAGTCGTGGCCGCGGGCAGGAAGCATCCAGTGCGCTGTGCATTGTAGCCTGCGTCACGGTACTGCTTGACGCTAACCATGACGTGGGAGATGGCAACAGCGTCTCCGGCTGTGGCGGGGTAGAGCGAGCCGTCGTTCGCCTTGGTAAGAGCGTCGCCTTCAAAAATGGCGAGCGTTTGGTTGGTGATGACGGGAAGGCAAATGATAGGAGGCGTGCCGAGTCCCCCGCTCCCGATGAAACCGGCGAACTGAAGTCCGCCTCGACGTGGAAGTACCTGTGATGCCATGGTTGTCTCCTACTGTTCTTTGGTCTTCTGCGCGGGCTTCCCGTCAGCGTCGGTGACTCCATCGATTCCACCGGGACTGTTCCGCTTCCTCTCGTACGCATTTCGGAGCACAGCCTTCTCTTCTTCACGGGCGTCGAACTCTGTCTTGTCCAGCCAGATGAGCACCTGACCATTCCAGGTCACGAGCCCATTGGCGTCAACCCCACCTCCGAACACTCGCTCGGGGTCGCCGTCCTTGCGTCCATTGACCTTCTCCCACCCGCTGTCGAGGTGGATCTGAAGGCCGTGGTTCATGTCGCTCGGATTGGCGAGCTTGTAGACCCTGTCGGCTCGCCCATTGCGGACTTGCCCGGCCTGGCCTGGGTTGACTCGACGAAGACGCGGATCGACTCGTTCTGCTTGCGCTGCTGCTGCCATGATGCGTTCACTCCTCCCTCGCGGGTTGAACGCTCGGTTCCGCACAATGGGCGAGGGCCATCGGGAAAGAGCAGCTTCGTCTTCGTGCTCGGTTCCGTACAGCGCGACGAAAACGCCAGGAAAGAGCTACCATTGAAATGTAAGGCTTCTTGCAACGCAGGTCAAAAGAAAACCGCCACCCAGTCTCCCAGATGGCGGCACTAACAATTTGTTAGTCTACAGTGCGTTATGACTGGAAGTATTCCGGCCCCATCATCTTCGCCCACCGCGTGAACGCCTCGGCGTCAGGAACTCCCTTGCCAGCGAAGGCCCTGGCCATGGTCTTCTCGTTCGCGTTCAGTGCCCTCGTCGGACCACCGCCGCTACCTGAGCCAGTCGAGTTGGTGCTAGGGCTGGCAAAGCGCGCCTGCTGGACGGGGTTGCGGGCCGGAAGCGCCTTCTGCCTGATCCCAAGCTCCTCGGCTGCGGTCGAGAGGGCCTTTCGGTGCTCTGCCATATCGTCGAACGGGCGACGCTCGCGCGCAGCGAGAATCTTGTTGCGCTGGAAGATGCTACTAGCCAGTCCCGTAGCATCTGGGCCGTAGTTGAGCACGTCGGGAAACTCCGTTCGTGCCATCCTGAATACTGGGTCTTCGGGTGGCGGGTTGTCGCGAGCAAACTGGGCACGGAACTCCTTCATCTCCTCGGCGATGTCCAGGCGTCGCTTCTTCTTGTCGAGGGTGTGCCATTCGTCCTCTAGCCGCTTGATTTCCTCGCGGTCATTGGACTGCCGGACGAGGGCCACGACCCTCGCCTGCTCCTCGACTATGCGCCGCTCCTCGTCACTGATACCACCCTTGGGCGCCTGGGCCTGTTGTGGAACGACATGCTGGACGGGTGCCTGCCTAACCTGCGCCATCGTGGCAATCTGGTCGCGCAGTGGCTTCGTGCTCTCCTCGATAACCTTGCGCATCTCCTCGGCTCGACGCCGCTCGCGCTTCTCTCGCACAGACTCTCGGCTCACCTCGACGTGCTGCTCGCCATCCTTTTCCTTCACTGAGATTTCCGGCTGGTCGTCTGCCGGTGAGGTTTCCGTTGCCTCTTGCTCCTCGATGTCGTCTTCGCGTTCTTTACTCATGTTTCACTCCTACGATTCGTCTGGCGTATGGGTTGGCTCTGCGCGCTGCTCGTCGTTGTAGACGTGCTGCTTGTTGAGCCTGGTCAGCTTCAGGTCTCCGCCCACGGCTCGCTGAAGAATGTCCTCGGAGAGAACGATGTCCCCGACGTTCATAAAGTAGAACTGGATGTCCTGGTTGTTCTTGCGTCCCACGACGAACCGGAATGGCACATGAGGCGCGAACCACACCAGCTCGCCGAGCTGCATGCCGTTGCTCACGAGCACGTCCATGGCCGCGAGCCCGGCCGACACCACAACACCGCGGGGGCTGCGGTCCTTATCGATGTCCACGCGAGACGGGGCCTTCCACAGACCGCCCTCGGTCTTCTCGCTAGCCGACTCCTCGTCGGGGATGCGGTAGATGATGACTCGCTCGAAGCACGCCTGCCCAGGCCAGGCTGGGATGTTCAGGTCGTTGACCCTCTTCTCCAGCAGGGGTGGGATGGCATCAGGAGTTGGCATAGCGTTGCGCCTCCGTCAGAAGATCGTGGACAACCGTGAACGTAGCCAGGATAGCGCCGTCCTTGCGTAGCTTTGCAGCGACCGCGTCGGATGGGTAGGTAGACTGGACGTTCATGGAGAACTCAACGATGGCGTCCTTTGCTCTGGAGCTGGCATCGCCAAGCCACTCAGCTAGTTCCTTCGTACACGGATGGTCCAGCCATTCCTGCACGATGTCCTTCTCGTGCGCCGCGAAGGCGCTTCTTGGTTCTTTGATTTCAGCCATGGGACTAGGCCTTCCCGATGCTGATGGCAGTTCCAGAACCAACCCCAGTGATCGTGCAGCCCATTACCGTCACGTTCGTATTCACGCCGTCGATGGCCTTGGCCAGCGTCTCCATAGCCCTCGCGAGAGTCGCAATCGCTTCCATCTTCTTTTCTGACGTGTTTGGGATTGCCACCGTCACGGGACCTACATTGGGCGATGGTACATGGAATTCATGCTTCTTTTTCATGGTTCACTCCTTGGTTGCTATTGGCCAGGGGCCGCTTGCGATGGTACACCGACTTCAGGCTTTTGTGGTGGCCTGACTCCGGGGGTATTGGTTGGTTGCCCAGTTGGGACGCTCGGGTGAGGCTGCGGACCACCGGGGCCGGGGGGTCCACCTTGAGTCGGCTGCATTGCCTGCTTCTGGAGATTCTGCATTATCTGCTCGTCCGTTAGCACCATGCCAGCAAGGTCGTACATGCCGCGGGCCTTGAAGCAGTTGCGGGCGATGGTGGCAAAGATGGTGGGCGGGAAGATCATCTTGGTCAGCTCTGGTGGAATGCCCTTCGTGACCATGCCGAGGGCGTCGTCGGCCTCTGCCACCTTGGCGGCCCGGCTGCTGAAGCTCAGGTCAGCCGAGAAGGTGATGTCGTAGCTGTCCCGGTACAGTTCGCGCGTGACCTGGATGTTAATGGACTTCTCGGTCGCTGGGTCGACGACGTCTTGGAACTTCTGGTCGGGCAAGAACTGGTAGTTGAGGAGACCATTGTTCTTGGCTACCTGGTTGAGCACCATGATGAAGTTCGATGCGAAGACGGTGAGTTGTTTGGTGGCCTGCTCCACACGTGTCGCCTGCCCGCGGTACGTCTCGTCTCCCTCCTTCTGCCCAGATAGCACATCAGGGGCAGAACTGATGCCATCGGCTGCCGATTCCTGCATCTGCACGCCCTGGAGAAGCTGGGTGTTCGCAGCCGATGGCTTGATGGAGTAGTACGCCTTATCGATCTGGTCAGGCGGCACTCCGCGCACACGAAGAATCTCACCGGGGTTGATGGTCTTCACGCCTGGGTCGAGCTTGAAGTTCTCGTGCATGAACCCGGTTTCTGTGTTCGCGCGGGTGCCCTGGTCGATGAACTGGTTGGTGAGGATGTTCGCTGCGGCCTGGTGTGGCATGAGCAACATCCCGAGCCCGAGGCCATGTGAGCCGTCTGGGTTCTCGATGCACGTTCCGTGGCTGAAGCGCTCGATGATGAGCTGCTTGCACGGCATTGGCCCTTCCATGTCTCCGGTGAGCCACTGCGGAGCCTCGGGTGGCTCTGGTCGCTGGGCCTGTACGGCCTTAGCCACTGCCATGGACTCGTCCGGTGGCACGCTTGGGTCTTGGAGTCTTGTCAGAAGCTCCTGCTCCATCTGCATGGCCTGCTGGTAGCGTCCAATGGCCTCTAGGTACTGCTGATGCTCGGCCGTCTCCTGGTCGAAGCGCGCTCTGTCGCCTGGGTCGTCGTAGTAGCGGCTGTAGAGGCCCATGAGGGTCTTGGTCTTGCCGTCCACCACGGCGATGACGGGAGACTCCTCCTCCTGGTACGGGAACGTTACCCACCCATGGTACTCCAGTAGGTAGTACGGGGCGTCCGAGGTGTTTTCGGTGCGGTCTTTGCCCTCGAAGCGGTCGGAGGCGTCCTTGTTGATCTGCTCGATTTCGGTATCGTGACTTCCATCCTCTGCCGTGACCTTGTCCACCTGAGCGTAGAAGCCATCCTTCTGGGCTTTGAGCAGGTCGCGCTTGTAGGGGAAGAGAATCTTGGTCTTCCTGGGAACGTCGCTCATGTTGGGCGCCGTAGACTTGCGCGTGTATGGGTACACGAACTCGTCGCAGCTCAGGTGCTCGTGGACGTTGACGTTTTTGGCCAAGTCACGGCGAGAGTCGAAGATGCAGTCTCCATCCCGGAAGAACTCGATGAGCGCACGCATGACGTGCTTGGGGAAATCGGGAATTTCCCGCCGAAACTGCCAGTTTTCGTGTTTGGTGATGAGGTCGGCTCTGTCTTCTCCGACCTTCGAGCTTGCCTGGGCTGAGAAGACCGGCTGACCCTGCTTAAAAATCTCAGCCCACACACGGGATGCCAGGCGAAGGATGCGCGTCGATAGGATCGGCACGTGCATGTTCGCGCAGTTCTGGAAAGGGAAGCTCTTGGGCTCGATGGCCCCCAGAAACAGCTTCATGCGCTCCAGGCGCTTCTCTCTCCAGCCCTTCGAGGCGTCCCAGTCCTCGTTGAAGTGCTTCACAACCTGCTCCGGGACGACGGTTTCGACGAACTTCTTCACCTTCGGGTCTGATTGGCCCTTTTCAAGAAGGAACGGCACCAGGTTGGTCACGTCGTCTGGAAGAAGGAGTCCTGGCTGGATGGGGTTCTCGGTGGCCGCGGGCTGGACGCCGTCAAGCTCGCTGCTCTCCTCGGACGGCATGTCCATTGCTTCGCTTTGAGGGTCGTTCTCGTCGTCCATCATGGCTTTCTAGCCTTTCCAGTGTACTTGTTTACCCACATTCCGCGATTCCCGTCCCAAGTCTCGTCCCAATTGCCGAAATTACTACCAGCATTCGCTGGGGTCACGCCAGTTGGGTTCGGGTTCTTCAGTCCCTTGGCGACGCTCGGGTTCCATGGTGGGAGCGAAGACTTTCCCATGGTGCCATTGCCGGTGAAGTCACGGGCGTCGATGAAAGCGGCCTCGTTGGCGTCGGTCCGCGCCCCACCTGGGCCACTGCCACCCTTCGCGGGCATACCTGCGCTCTGGAATGGCGTCCGCTTGTCTCCAGGTGTGTACATGCCTTCGTTGTAGTCGTCCAGCAGGCTCGCGCTCGCCTGAGTCGTCCCCTGCTCTTGAGCTGCCTCGGTTGTTGCGTCCCTCCAGACTCTCTCAAGCTCGCCAGGCGGGGCAGCGTCGATGGCCTTGTGATCGAGGTTGAAGTCCTGCTCCACGTTCTGCGTTATCCACGAGCGCGGTATCGTGAACGCGATCCCGTCTGGGTCTTCAACAAATACCCTGTCTCCCTCGGTGGCTACGACAGTAAGCGGAATTCCTCCCATGGCCTTCGCCGAGACCTGCTTCTGCATGTCCATGGTGCCAAGAACTGGGTCGCTCATGATCCGTAACCTCCGTAGGCCCTAGCGGAAGCCTGCCGCTTCACCCGCGCAGCCTTCAATTCATCAGCTTCGTCATCGTCTTCGTCTTTTCGTCGCGCCTTATCGGCCTTTGGCAGGCAGTACATGCAAATGTACATCAGGGTTTCGAGCCAGTGGCCGTTGTCGTCCTTCAGTGGCACCTCGTCGTCGTCCTTGTCGATGCGAATGAGCGGCATGATGCGCTTCAGGTTCTCGCACGTGTCGAAGACCATGATGGCAGGGTGGGCACCTGGCCTCGTCGGGCGGTCCTTGAGCCTGCGAATCAGCTCGGCCGTGGCAGCGCAGCGATTCTTGGTGCTCTTGACCCAGTAGACGCCCTCGTTGGCCATCGTCTCCTCGATGGTTGGCCCCTGACCACCGCGGCGCTCGCAAATCTGGTAGTCGGCCGGGCCGGTGAGCTTCGAGCACTTGCGCCTGTCGTCCCACTCTCCGTTGGCCTGTTCGACCTTCTTGATAGCCAGGGCCACGAGCTGGGCGTCCTTGCGCTTGGCCTCGGTGACGTTGTAGTTGTACGTGACCTCGCGGTAGATAATCAGGTCGTCGTCCTCGTTCTTGGCGAACCACATGTTCGGGCACGCCTTCTTGTATCCCCAGTCCATGGCCCTTCCCTTTGGCCAGTGGGAAGGAATATCGAATGGCTTCACCACGTGGACGCTTGGAACCCACTCGTGGGCGAAGAAGCCTCCATCGACGATATCCCAGCGACCGAACAGACGAGCCTCCATGATGTGCTGGGGCTGCGTGCGAAGGTCGATCTCGGTCTGCTTGCGGAACTCGTGGTCCGGGTTGTCCGAGAGGAACGCTGGGAAGAAGATGCGCTTGTACTCCTCCTCGGTTCCATCTGACATCGTCACCTTCGTGACAAGCATCTTGCGGCCATCTGGCGCTGGGTCGTAGTACCGCTCCTTGACCCACACGCCGTCCACCGGGGCGTCTGGGTTCGTGGCAAGGCACAGACGGCGCTTGGCATTGAGAACCTGGTCTTCACAGCGCAGGCGGCGACGAACACCATCGAACTGAGACTTGGTGAACTGAATTGCCTCGTCGAAGGCGATGTGGCTGTACTCGTTTGAGTCGTACTGCCTCCAGTCGTCCTCGTTCATGCAGTGGCCGAACTGAATCCGGTAGCCGCACGTGAATTTGATCGTGTAGGTCTTGGAATTGTAGCTCGCGCCTGGGTCTACCTTGAAGATGAACCCGAGCACCTTCTGGATGGTCTGCTCCAGGTCCTTGTAGGTACGGCGAAGGTGCAGCGCCCAGCCCTTGGACTCAAACTTCTCACCGCGGGCCTGGGCCTCTAGGTAGCGAGTGTGCTCGCCCTTGCTGCCGTTCCAGTCGTACACCTGGGTGATGATTGGGTCCCAGCGAAGCCACCAGGTTTTCCCGCAGCCCTGAGTTCCGCCGTAGCATATTTCACGAGCCTCGCAGTAGTGGGCCTCGCTCTGCACCTCGGAAGGGCTGTATAGAACGAGTGGCTGTGCAAGTGCGCTCATGTGATGGTCTTCTATCGTATCCACCCAGGTAGGGCTTGAATTGCGAATTCCCCACCCTGGCTCCCGCCTGGTGTTGACGATCCACAGGTTCCGGTCCCAGCGTATGCCTTGAGCGCAATGGTTTCGGTTCCAGCGAAGACGGTGTAACCAGAATCAATCCAAACGCGAGTCGTCGCGCCGGCCGCCAACGTGTAGCTAGCCAGATCGATGGCTGACGAATTGGACATCAACTCGACGTTGCAAGTATCTGCCACCCCTCCAGTGTTTGTGATCTGCCAGGTTGCAGAAATCCTGTAGGCGCCTTTCAGACTCCTAGGATACGTGTACACCGTAGTGGGTGCCCCTGTGCCAGCCGAAACGCTACCTGATATCATCCCTGGCGTCACCGTCATCGGTGGATACTCAATCCTTTGCTGCCCAGCCCACGGACCATTGATGGAGCTGTAGTGTGGATAGATTGCCCCTAGGTACACATCGGCAAGGACGCCGCCCGTGTATGCCGAGGCAGACACGCAGAATTGATAGTCAGGCTTGAGAAGCAGTCCAGTCGGCAGTGGAAGAGTGGCCTGTAGCAGCTGCCAAG